TTTCAAGGAGCTCCGAGTTCCTGACCTACCCGGCAAGCCACGTATGGCCGATTGCTGCGACGAGTGGGTATTTGACTTCGTTCGGGTGATTTTTGGCGGTTACGACTCGGAGCTGGGAAAGCAGCTAATTCGCGAGTTCGGGCTACTGATCAGCAAGAAGAACACCAAATCCACCATCGCCGCCGGCATCATGCTGACAGCGCTGGTGCTGTGCTGGCGTGAAGAAGAGGAGCATTTGATCCTTGCTCCGACGCGTGAGGTTGCCGATAACGCCTTTAAGCCAGCGGCAGCGATGGTCCGGGCCGACGAAGAATTGTCCGTGATGTTCCATGTTCAGGACCACCTCCGGACAATCACCGACCGGACGACGAAGAACAGTTTGAAGGTTGTGGCAGCGGACACTGACACCGTGTCCGGCAAGAAAGCCGGCAAGGTGCTGGTGGACGAGCTTTGGGTCTTCGGCAAGAAGGCAGGCGCCGAGGCGATGTTCATGGAGGCCCTCGGCGGGCAGGTATCTCGCGACGAAGGGTGGGTCATCTACTTGACCACGCAGAGTGACGAACCGCCGGCCGGGGTATTCAATGAGCGGCTGAAATACTGGCGCGATGTTCGAGACGGTGTGATCCAGGATCGAAAAACCTTGGGCATCCTGTACGAATTCCCCGCGAGCATGATCAAGGACAAGTCGTACCTGGTCCCTGACAATTTCTACATCACCAACCCCAACCTCGGTCTCTCTGTCAGCGCTGAATGGCTGGAAGATGAGCTTCGGAAAAAACAAGCGGCTACAGACGGTTCGCTGCAGAAGTTCCTCGCAAAGCACCTCAATGTCGAGATCGGGCTCAACCTGCGCTCAGACAGATGGGCTGGCGCCGATCACTGGCAGGCCGCTGCTGAAAAAGGCATGACTTTGGAAAGCCTGCTGGAAAGGTCCGAGGTTGTGACCGTCGGCATCGACGGTGGCGGTCTTGATGACTTGCTCGGGTTAACGGTCATTGGTCGGGAGACCGAGACTCGCCGTTGGCTGCACTGGGCACATGCCTGGGCGCACAAGATCGTGTTCGAGCGCCGGAAAGATATCGCGAGCCTCCTCCATGACTTCGCGCAGGACGGAGACCTCACCATTGTTGAAAGGCCAGGCGATGACGTCCAAGCCGTCGCCGATATCATCTGCGATATCCGCGATCGAGGGCTTTTGCCGGAGAAAATGGCAATCGGCGTCGACGCTGCAGGTATCGGCGATATCGTCGATGAGCTCACTACCGAAGAGCGCGGTATCGAGATGGAGCAGATTGTCGCGATCTCCCAGGGCTGGAAGCTGAATGGTGCGATCAAAACAACCGAGCGCAAGGTGGCCGGCGGCGAGCTGGTGCATTGCGGCAGTGCGCTAATGGCTTGGTCAGTAGGAAATGCCCGGGTTGTACCTCAAGGCAACGCGATCACCATCACCAAGCAGGCCAGCGGCTCCGCAAAGATCGATCCGCTCATGTCCACATTTGATGCCGTCTCCCTGATGGCCCTGAACCCTGAAGGGTCTGGAGATCTCCAGGGCTTTTTTGATAACCCGATCATGGTAGGACTCTGATGGCCAACAAGAAACCAGGCCGGGCTAAAGCCGCGCTGTTAAATTGGCTCGGCGTACCGATCGGCTTGAAGGACGGGGCATTCTGGCAAGAATGGTTCGGCAGTTCTGCCTCCGGCAAGCATGTGTCGGTAGACAAGGCTATGCAGCTATCCACCGTGTGGGCGTGCGTGCGGCTGCTTTCTGAATCGGTTTCGACACTGCCACTGAAACTTTACCGCCGACTGCCAGATGGTTCTCGGGCGCCGGCCACGGATCACCCGTTATATCGCGTGCTGTGCCGGGTGCCGAATGCGGAAATGACACCGCAGCGATTCATGCTGCTGGTGGTCGCGAGTATCTGCCTGCGCGGTAACGCTTTCGTCGAAAAGAAGATGATCGGCAGCAGGATCATCGCCCTAGTGCCGCTACTGCCACAATGCATGAAGGTGGTGCGCCAGGACAACGGGCGGCTCAAGTACACGTACACCGAGGATGGCGTCGAGCGCGATATTCCCGAGAAGAATCTGATGCACATTCGCGGCTTTGGCCTCGATGGTGTTTGCGGGATGCTACCTGTCACCACCGGGCGCGAGATTTTCGGGTCCGCAATGGCGGTGGAAGAGGCCGCTGCCAAAGTTTTCGCTCAGGGTATGCAGGCTTCCGGCATCCTGAGCAGCGACGCCAAGATCACACCGCAGCAGCGAGAGCAACTTCGCACCAGCCTGCAGGCGTTCATGGGCTCCAAAAACGCCGGCAAGATCATGGTTGCCGAGGCTGGCTTTAAGTATCAGGGGATCACGATGAACCCCGAAGCCGCGCAGATGCTGGAATCCCGCTCTTTCAATATCGAGGAGATGTGCCGGTGGTTCCGCGTCCCGCCGTTCATGGTTGGCCACATGGACAAGCAGTCGAGCTGGGCCAGCTCAGTTGAGGCGCAGAACCTGCACTTCCTGACCAACAGTCTGCGGCCGCTCCTAGTCAACATTGAGCAGGAGATCACCAGGTGCCTGATTGGCGATCTGGATGCCGACGAGTACTTCGCCGAGTTCGCTGTGGAAGGTCTTCTGCGTGCCGATAGCGCAGGCCGGGGCGCCTGGTACAACACGGCTCTGCAAAACGGCTGGATGAGCCGCAACGAGGTCCGGCGCTTGGAGAATCTTCCTCCGATACCGGGTGGCGATACCTTCACCGTTCAGTCGGCGCTGGTGCCGCTCGATCAGCTCGGCAAGCAGTCTGCCGGCATGTCGCCGGCGGCCACCGCTTTCATGCTACGGCTTGCCGCGGCCAACCAAAGCGGCGATCAGGCGGCGATCAAAGATGCCTTCGACCTGGCCAATAAAGCATTGGAAAACGGCAACCCTGACGGCCCGATGATGGCGCACGCCCTGATCTCACTGCCACGGCTAAAAGCCGCCTGAACCTGGAGTAACCCATGACCTTGAAGACCATTCCGGAGGCTCCGGCGGCCCGGCCGTGCGCGCAGGTTCACTGCGACCTGATGCCGAAGGCTTTGGAACGCTGGAACCCGTCGATAAAGGCAGCCGCCACGGACGACAACACCATCACCATGTACGACCCGATCGGGTACGACTGGTGGACCGGTGACGGCGTGACCGCCAAGCGTGTCAGTGCCGCGCTGCGCAGCATCGGCGACAACGATGTGACCGTGAAGATCAACAGCCCGGGCGGCGACGTATTCGAAGGCCTGGCGATCTATAACCTGCTGCGCGAGCACAAGGGGAAGGTCACCGTTCAGGTGCTCGGCCTGGCCGCCTCGGCTGCATCGTTCATCGCTATGGCGGCCGACGAGGTGCAAATCGCCCGTGCCGGGTTCCTCATGATTCACAACAGCTGGACCATGGCGGCCGGCGACCGCAACGAGATCCGCGAAGTCGCTGATTTCCTTGAGCAGATCGACGGCACGTTGGCCGATATCTACGCGGTACGCACCGGCGACAAGGCGTCGGCGATGCGCGAGCTCATGGATGTTGAGACCTGGATGGGGGGCAGCGCCGCCATTGACGCTGGGTTTGCCGATTCCCTGCTGGATTCCGATGCCACGAAAGAAGATGACGAAGTCGAGCCTCATCAGGCCGCCGCTCGACGCCTGGACATGATCCTGGCCAAGCAGGGGATACCGCGCAGCGAACGGCGCTCCCTGATCAAAGAACTCAAGGCGGGTATGCCCAGCGCTACTCCCTCCGGCAAGCAGAACGCTGCCGAAACACCGGCCGACCTGGCCATCCCAATCGCCGATCTACAGGCCGCGCTTTCGCGGTTTTCGGCAGCAGCTACCAATACCGGAGTTTGACCATGCCCGACAATACTGCTGACCTGCTCAAGCAGGTATCCAACGAACTGAAACAGGCTACCAGCGATTTCAGCAAGCAGGCCGAGAACGCCCTGGCTGAAGCCAAAAAAGCTGGCAGCTTGTCCGAAGAGACCAAGGCCGCTGTCGACGAGATGGCTACCAAGTTCAACAGCCTGACCGAGGCTGAAAAACAACTCAAAGCCCAACTCGGCGAATTGGAACAGGAATTCGCCCGTCTGCCTTCGCAGTCGCGCCCCGGTGTTCAGGACTCTCTGGGCGGCGTGGTGATCAAGAGCGAGGCCCTGAAGGAATTCGCCAAGAACATCGAAGCCTCGAAGCGTCTCAGCGTTCCAGTGAGCGCCGCGCTGCTGACGGCCAATGTGCCGGGCACCATCGTCGCGCCTGAGCGTCTGCCGGGCATCGACGTAATGCCGAAGCAGCGCCTGTTCATCCGCGACCTCATCGCGCCCGGCCGCACCACCTCGAACACCATCTACTGGGTTCAGCAGACCGGCTTCACCAATGCTGCCAAGGCGGTGGCCGAGAACACCCAGAAGCCGTACAGCGACATCACCTTCGCCGAGAAAATCACCCCGGTGCGCACCATCGCGCATATGTTCAAGGCGTCGAAGCAGATCTTGGACGACTTCGCGCAACTGTCGTCCACCCTGGACACCGAAATGCGCTTCGGTCTCAAGTACGTCGAAGAGCAGGAGATTCTGTTCGGCGACGGCACCGGCGCGCATCTCGACGGCATCGTGCCGCAGGCCAGCGCCTACGCCGCTGCGTTCGAAGTCGCGCAACAGACCGGCATCGATGATTTGCGTCTGGCCATGCTGCAGGCTCAGTTGGCCCGCCTCCCAGCGTCCGGGCACGTTCTGCACTTCATGGACTGGGCGAAGATCGAGCTGACCAAGGACAGCCTGGGCCGCTATATCCTGGCCAACCCTCTGGGCCTTGCCGGTCCAGTGCTCTGGGGCCTGCCGGTGGTAGCCACCGAGATCGCTGCATTCCAGGGCAAGTTCCTCACCGGCGCATTCCAGACCGGCGCCCAGATCTTCGATCGTGAAGACGCGAACGTCGTGATCTCCACCGAGAACGCCGACGACTTCGAGAAAAACATGATCTCGATCCGTTGCGAAGAGCGCCTGGCGTTGGCGGTCAAGCGGCCTGAAGCCTTCATCTACGGGACTTTCACCGCTCCGACCACCCCTTGACCTAATCGGGCCGCCCGTACGGCGGCCCACTGGAGGCAGTCATGAAATTGAAAACCATCAAACCGCTCTATCTTGGCGGTAAAACGCTGGTTGAGGGGACGCCGTTCATCACTGATGAGCAGCATGGTCGGCAATTACTGGCGAAGGGATTCGCTGTTGAGCATACCGGCGAAGATGATCCCGCCGTCGACCTGACCGCCGAAACCCCGAGCGGTGGCGCGCTGACCTCGGCGAGTATCCAGAAGCCCGCACTCGAGCTGAAGCAGCTTGGTCACGGCAACTGGATCGTAGTGGACGCCGCGGGCGATCAGGTTGGCAGCTTCGCTGGAACCAAGGCCGAGGCCACAGCCGAAGTCTCGCGCCTTGTCGCCGGAGGTGAGCCGCTTCCGAAGCCTGCCACCGATGGTGAAGCTCCCGTAGCTGCCCCTGGGGACAAGGCGCCGGAAACCCCTGAAGTACCCCCGCAGGAGTGATCCATGAGCCTGATCGACATTGACCGCGCCATGAAGCATCTGCTGGCGGAGCCGGAAGATCAGGACTTGGTCCAGGAAAAGCTCGACACGGCCGAGGAGGCGGCAATGCGCTTCCTAAATCGACGCGTGTTTGCAGATCAGGCGAGCCTGGATGCTGCCAAGGCCGCGCTGCCAGACCTGCTATCGACGGCCCGTGTGGCTCATTCCGCCGCCGTAGCGGCCGCTGTTGCGGTTGGAGACATGCACGACCGGTGTCGGATGATGGATTACGCTCGACAAGCGCTGGCTGATGCTCATGAAGGCGCGGATGCGGTGGCCTACGGGATTATTTTGAACTCGACCATCACCTCTGCATGCCTGTTGATTGTTGGACACCTTTTTGCGAACCGTGAAGAGGTGGTTGTTGGCGTCGTAGCCACCGAGCTGCCCATGGCTTCGAAGTCGCTGCTCAACCCATATCGGGTAAGGATGGGCGTATGATCCGCGCCGGCAGATTGCGTCACCGGATTGATATCCAGGCCAAGGTGGTACCGCGGGACCCAATCACAGGCGCCTTTGGCGAAGAGCAGTGGGTCACCAAGTGGGAAAAGTGTGCAGCGAGTGTCGAACCCTTGAGTTCGCGCGATTTTATTGCCGCTAAGGCTGAGCAGTCCGAAATCACCAAGCGAATTGTGATTCGATACCGCCCGGGCGTTCTGCCCACCATGCGCATCGTGTATCGAGGTGAGATTTACAACATCGTCGGCCCTCCGCTGGAAGACACTGTGTCGGGCCGCGATTACCTTTCCATCTTGGTATCAGCGGGGGTGAACGATGGGTGAGTTTCGCATCCAGGGCTTGGATGGGGTGGTCAGCAAGATGCGCGGGCTGGCGCCGAAGCTGCAGCGGTCCGGCCTGAAGAAAGCGGCGCGCCGGGCGATGAACATCGTGCGAGACGCTGCCAAAGCCAAAGCCAAAGCGATCGACGATCCTGAAACGGCAGCGAAGATCTGGAAGAACATCGTCACCCAGGACTCGGCGAGAGAAGGCACCCAGGTGGGCGGGGTGGTTATGCGGGTTGGCGTCCGTGGCGGCGCAGGTTCCAACCAGTACAGCAAGGATGCGTCCGGGAACCCTGGCGGAGACACGCGGCACTGGCGCTATATTGAGTTCGGCACCGAGCACAACCCTGCCGTGCCATTCATGCGGCCGGCGCTTTCCGAGAATATCGACCCTGTTATTGAGCGTTTCGCCACCGAACTCAATAGCGAGATCGACCTGGCGCTAAGGGGAACCTGATGTTCGCACCCATTTTTTCGGTTTGCTCGGCAGACCCCGGAGTTGCGCAGCTGCTGGGATCGGGAGTCGACTGCCGGTTGTACCTTTTTGGCGAGGCGCCCGCAGGCGTGGCCAAGCCCTACGCGGTTTGGCAGACGATCGGTGGGGAGCCAGAGAACTATCTCGCAGACCGTCCAGATACTGACCGGTTCGAGTTGCAGATCGATGCCTATGGAGTCACGGCGAGCCAGGTGCGTGGCGTTGCCAAGGCAATTCGCGACGCCATTGAAACTCAAGCCTATGTCGTCCGGTGGAATGGCGACAGCCACGACGATCAGACGAAAACGTTCCGCTACAGCTTCGACGTGGATTGGTGGGTAGCCCGCTGATCACCCGATGTAAACGATGCCCGCCATGAGCGGGTTTTTTATGCCCGACATTTGGAGAAAACCATGTCGATTCTGACCCAAGGTACCAAGATCTTTGCCCTGGTGCCGCCTCTGACTGGCAGCGGCCCGTCGACCGTGCTTCCAATCGATTGCGCAACCGCCTTCAACCCGGGTGGCGCGCCTGCCGATCAAATCGACGACACTTGCCTGGAAGACTTGGTGCGCAAGTCGAAGAAAGGCCTGCGGACCCCAGGTCAGGCCTCAATGACGATCCTCGCTGATCCGCAGAACGCAAGTCACATTCGGCTTCATCAGCTATCCGAGGCTGACGGCGACACCACTATCAAGTGGGCGGTGGGCTGGTCCGATGGCAAAGCGGTGCCGACAGTAGCGCCCGCTGGTGGCCTCGACGATCTGGATATCACCAACTCCGGTACCGGCTATACCTCTGCGCCTACCGTTGCTATCACCGGTGGCGGCGGCACTGGTGCTACAGCGACCGCCACTGTCTCGGGTGGCCAGGTCACTGGCTTGACCATCACGAATCCCGGCGACGGCTATACCAGCGCACCAACTGTCACTTTCACTGGCGGCGCTGGCTCTGGCGCGGCCGCCAGCGCAACTGTGAACGACGAAGAAGACTTCGTTCTGCCCGCAACCCGGACCTGGTTCGTGTTCCAAGGCTACGTCGCGGACTTCCCGTTCGACTTCGCCGGTAACGCGAACGTCAGCACCGCGGTTTCCATTCAGCGCTCGGGCGGTTCCGCCTGGATCCGCAAATCGGCTTAGGGTGACCCATGAAGCTGGCTGACTTGAAGAAAAAGGGAGGCGTCATCACGGACGCCTTCGTGAAGAAAGAGGTCGTGTGGATCCGCCGTGATCCAGACGCGCCTGCGCCGGTGAAGCCCAAGGACAAACCTAAAATGCTCACCGACAAATTCACCATCCATGTGCGCCGACATGCGTTCGGCGTCATGGAAGCTATGTTCACCCCCGGTGAAGAGGAAAAATACCGAAACGCCCGCTACCTATCGGCAAGCGTTTTTCTCGGCCCTGATGGCGAGGAAGATCTTCCCTATGAAGACGCCGTGAATCTCGACCCTGGCCTGGGCGTTCTGTTGCTGACTGCGGTGAACGAGGTCAACTCTCCAGCAAAAAACTGACGGCCGTCGATGAGTTGTTGCACGAGCTGGTGCTCAACGGAGTCGGCGGGCGGACAGTGGCGGAGCTCAGGGAGAACATGAGCTACGCGGAGATGTTGGCCTGGTCAGCTTATCGGGAGAAACACGGATCGTTTAACCTGATGCAGCGCCAGGAGCAGATGGGCGCGATCATCGCTATGCAAGTCAATCGGCTGCGCGGGGGTGAGGCGCCGCTGATTGATTTCATGCCCCATGCTGAGCGGCCACCGCTCTCGCTCGAGCAGGCCATGGAAGAATGGGTGTAGGTTTCGATGCAGCGCTGCATAGTGGTAAATTGCCTGCCCAGTCCAGGGAGGAATTTTATGCAGTTGGCAATTTTGGTAGTACTCATTTTCATTGCGGTTGTTCTGGCTCCTTGGGTAGTCGGAGTTTTCGCGGTTTTAGTCGCGGCATACGGGCTTTGGCTGGTCATCGCGTTCGCGATGACTTTAGTTGGTAGTGCAGTCGCGCTATTGGTCTATAGCCTGGCCCAAAGACGCACTCGCGCAAGGGCGTTTTCGGCGACCCCAGAAGAAAAAATAGCGGAGGCAAATAGGCTTTACCGAGAAAAAGAGTCTGCTCAAAGGAAGTCGCGTACAGAGGAAATTCACCAGGGCGCGAGCATGGGACGCCAAAAGGCTCCCAGATTGATTGAGTGCAAAAATTGCGGCGCATCCATCGCCAGGCACAGCATGTTCTGCCCCGAGTGTGGAAAACCTCCGCTATAGCCATTAATTCGCAAAAGCCCACTTCGGTGGGTTTTTTTATGCCTGGAGAAAAGTTATGGCGTCCCGATCGCTGGGCACGTTGACCCTCGACCTGATCGCAAAGATTGGCGGGTTTCAGCAGGGCATGAACCAGGCCGCACAGTCCGTAGCTAAGACTGCGGACGCGGCAGATGCCGCTTCGACCCGCGTTGCAGCGCTCGAATCCCAATTTCTATCTCTTTCCAACATAGCCTCGAAGATTGCCGGGCCGCTGGCCGCTGCGTTCAGCGTTCAAGCGATCTATGAGGCTACTGAGGCATACGGGTCGCTGACCAACCGATTGAAACTGGTAACCAGTGGTTCTGCGGAGCTTGCAGCTGCGCAGGCGTCAGTGTTCGGCATTGCCCAGGACGCTCGGCAACCGCTGAGTTCCACGGCTGAGCTCTATCAGCGGATCGCTACAAATCAGAATGCGCTCAAGCTCTCAGGCGAGGGCGTTGCTGGCGTTGTAGGCACGATCAGCAAGACCCTTGCAATTTCCGGCGCCTCCGCCGAGTCGGCGGACGCCGCTCTTGTCCAGCTAGGCCAGGCATTCGCGTCTGGAACGCTGCGCGGTGAAGAATTGAACTCTGTTCTTGAGCAAGCGCCGGCTCTGGCACAGGCCATTGCCAATGGTATGGGCGTGACAGTCGGAGAGCTTCGCAATCTCGGTTCGCAGGGGTTGTTGACTGCTCAAGCGGTCGTCAAAGCGCTGCAGTCACAGGCCGGTGCCGTTGATACGCTTTTTTCTAAAATGACTGCGACGATCGGGGGGAGCCTGACGGTAGTCGGCAACTCTTTGACCCATTTTGTCGGAGAAATTGACCAGGCGACCGGCACGACGGGGAAACTGGCTACCAAAATTGTGGCGGTTTCCAAAGAGATCGATGGCAGCCTGCCAGCGGCGATGAAGGGCATCCAGAACAATTCGGATGCGCTGTCGCAAGCGCTGACCACTGGGCTCTATGTCGCCCTTGCACGCGTCTCTGCCGGTTACACTCAGCAGGCCGCCGCTGCCTTGGCCTCTACTGTTGCGAACCGGGATGCGTTGCGCGCAACTGCAGACTCTGCAGCAAAGGACCTGTTGGCCGCGAAGTCCAAGCAGGAGGATGCCAAGGCAGCCCTAAGTCGTGCCGCGGCAGAGCTCAGCGCAGCGGAGTCCAAGGTAGGTGCTGATCGCCTGAGAGTTTCGTCGGAGTTGGCAAGCGTCCAAGCTGTTCAGGCTTCGCTGGTAGCGGAGAGGGCGTTAGAGCAACAGCGTCTTGCGGCGCAGATCAGCGAGAAGGGAAGGATGGCCTCCATTAGCCGTCTCGCAGAGCTGCGGACTTCCGAGATGGCCATTATCAAGCAGGTCGAATCAGCCGAGCGCGCACTTGCGGCAACCACAGTTTCTGCATCGGCCGAGGTACAGGCAGCCTATGCCAAGCGTGCGGCGGCAGCTGCTGGAGTTGCAGAAACGACCTTGGCGGCGAACGCCCTTTCCGCCGTATCCAAGTCTGCCGCCGATGCTGCGTCGGCGGCGACTATCACCTCTCGGGCATTTGGCGCGCTGGCTACTGCCGGCCGCAGCGTTCTGACGCTCATGGGCGGCCCAGTGGGGCTAGCGTTCATTGCCGGTGCAGCTGCGCTGTCGTTTGTTGACTTTCGCAGCAGTGCTGACAAGGCGGCCGAGGGCTTGGAAGGGCTGAAGGGTCCGCTAGATGACGTGATCGCAAAATTCAAAACTTTGACTCAGGACCAGAAAGCGGCAGCCCTGGTCAAGTGGGGCGAGGCTGAGGCGGAAGGTATAAAAGCAGCGGGCGAGGAATACTCAAAACTGCAGAGCATGCTTAAGACCGGCCTTGTCGGGCCCCGATCAAGCGAGACTGGGACGTCGATATATGCTGACTACGCCAAGCAGTTGGACGCTGCCAAGGCATCAGGTCAATCGCTCTCCCCGATTCTGGAAAAGCTGAAGGCTGATGCTCGGGTTGATCCGAAACTGAGCGATTCGCTTGTGAAGCAGGCCGGGGCGTATTCCACGATCCAGCAGTCTGCCGATCAAGCGCGAGATCGCATCAATGCCATCAACGGCGAGATGAACAAAGGCACAGCGGCGGCCACTGGTAATGCCCAGGCGACTACTGGCATGACTACGGCCGGCGAGAAGTATTTGCAGACGATGCAGCAGCAGCTTGGCAAGCTGCAGGACAACAACGACGCCGTAAAGGAAGCAAATCGCTACCTCGATGATCACAAAGAGCTTTCTGGAGCTGACCGTATCGCAATCCTGTCAACCGCCAACGCAATCAAGGCGCAGACGGAGGCCAACAAGGCGGCAACGCAGGAAGCCAAGAACAACGCCAAGGCCCAGACATCGCTGGCGCAACAGCTCAAGCAAGCAGCCTCTGGCTATGAGGACCTGAAAAAGCAGTTCGACCCCGTAGGTGCTGCCGCGCATGAGTTCAAGGTCTCTACCGAACAAATAAACCTGCTGTACAAGAACGGGAAGATCAGCCAGCAGGAGTACGCTGACGGCACGCAGTACCTTGCCGAGCGATTTAATACCGCCGTCAAAGCGTCTAACAACCTGGCACAGGCCGAACTATACCGGGCAGACCTGCAAAAGCAGCTTGCGAACAGCATGGCCCAATATGCCAATCAGGCAGCGGCCGTCGGTCAAGGCGATAAAGAGTCCGATCGGGCACAGCAACGATTGGCCATCGAAAAGGAGACCAACGACAAGCTGCTCTCGCTGCGAACTGAGCTGGCCAACGCGACGACCGACAAGCAGCGGAAGGATCTGCAGGCCCAGATTGATCTGACCAACGAGTATTTGCCCAAGCAAATTTCGGCTATGCAGGATGGGTTCAAGCAGATTGATGCTGCCCAGTCCGACTGGACGAATGGGGCGCGGTCAGCTTTTCAGAACTATGCAGATCAGGCTGCGGACGTCGCCGGGCAAACTAAAACGCTGTTTTCCAATGCCTTCACCAATATGGAGGATGGCATCATTGATTTTGTGAAAACAGGGAAGTTGAATTTCAAGGACTTTGCCGACGGCGTCATTGAGGATTTGATTCGAATCCAAGTGCGCCAGGCTGCGGCCGGGTTCCTGGGGACGGCGTTCAGCTTTCTCAGTGGCGGCAGTGCGGCGCTTGGTGCCGGGGTAATGACTGGAAGCAGCACGCCACTCGCGGCGGTTCCAAATGCGAAAGGCGGCGTTTACGACTCCCCAAGCCTTTCCGCCTATTCGAACCAGATCTACAACAGCCCGCAGATGTTCGCGTTCGCCAAGGGTGCCGGGGTCTTCGCCGAGGCGGGGCCAGAGGCAATCATGCCGCTGACCCGCGCAGCGGACGGCTCGCTGGGCGTTCGGGCGCTCGGGACCGGTGATACATCGGCCGCAGAGTCTGCTGCCGACACGGGGGCTACCTCGATCGGGGGAATCACCCAGTACCTCACCATCCAAGGCTCTGCCGACGACGCAACCCTGGCGCGCATCCAGCAGGCAGCCAGACAGGGCGCCCAGGGTGGTTATGCCCTGGTGCTGCGCGACCTCAAGCAAAACGGCCCAGTGCGGCAGATGCTCAACCGCCGATAACGGCTCCAGGAGAACCGCATGGCTTTCGCATGGCCTGCTTCGCTGTGCCCGTCCGAAATGACGTGGGGCATGGTCTACAACAACCGCGGCTTTACCTCGACGCTCTCGAATTCCCAGCAGGTGGTGGGATACCCCGGCGCCTATTGGCAGTGCACGCTGACCTTCAACAACCTGACCCGGGCAAGGGAGCGCGAGCTCACTGCCTTGATCGGGCGCATGCAGGGGATGTTCAACACGGTCAATCTGCCGGCCTTCACCCGCAGGCGCACGGATGCCATCGGCAGCCCGGTGGTGGTCACCGGCAACGCTCAGGCGCTGGTGCTGACCATCGGGGGGCTCACGGCAAGCAAGAAGGTGTTCTCGGTTGGCGATTACATCAGCATCGCCGGCGAGATGTTCGAGGTGACCGACGACGCGACATCCACGGCGCAGGGCCAGGTACTGGTCAACCTCAACAAGCGCATTCGCAAGGCTCTTGTGGCGGGCACGGCCGTCGAATACAGGAACCCGTTTGCCGAGATGCGCCGCACCGATGACAGCAACTCACTGACCATTCAACCGATCGTGGCCAACGGCACGCTGCAACTCCGGGAGGCCTTCTGATGGCGACGGTATTTCCTTTCAGCCAGGGTGTGGTGGATATCCTCACCCAGGGCAAATTCATGGTGGTTTACGCCTGCCAGCTGGATTTTCAGGATGGCATGGTGTTCGCGCACACCGGTACTGGTGAGATCGTCATCGACGGCATCACCTACGTGGGTGTTGGCACGTTCGGTGAAGTTGGCCAGGCGCAGGAAAGCGACAACTCGGGTTCGCCCATGTCGATCGATCTCACGTTGAACGGCCTGGATGCCTACATCCTGCAGGAGACCAACATACGGGGATGCCGAGGGCGCAACGGCAAGCTGATGTTTGTGGTGTTCGATGCCGCCGGCAACTATGCCGCTGACATTCTGTTCTCCGGACGAATGGATGCCGCGCAGTTTTCCTACGCGGGCAACGGAACCGATGGCAACAAGATCACCGTGCCGATCATTGATCGCATGGCCGAGTGGCAGCGCACCGGCACCGAGCGCTGGACCGATGAGAACCATCGGGCACGCCACGAAGGCGACCGCTTCTTCTATGCCGTGGCTCAGATGGCCGAGTGGCCAATCTACTGGGGCGCCAAGAAAGACGCGCCGTCGTTCACCTACGAGTGACCCTATGAGAAACAGAGATTGGACCACGCGTCTGCATGACGTGATCAAGGCTGCCTACGGGCGGCCTTTTTCATGGGGCGAATTTGACTGCTGCCTGTTCGCCGCGGACTGCACGCTGGCCGTGTGCGGTATCGATCCGGCAGCGGAATACCGCGGCAAATACAACACCGAGGCGGGCGCCAAGCGGCTGCTCAAGAAAATTCACGGCAGTCTCGAAGCGGCCTGGGATGTGGCCTTCGTTCGCATACCGCCGGCCTTCATTCAGCGCGGCGATGTCGCTCTGTACGAAGGCGAGCAGGGCCGCAGTGTGGCGGTCTTCTGGGCGAACGAATTCTGGTCGGTAGCGGATGACGGGGTGTGCCGCATCAAGTGCGCGCCTCTGGCGGTTTGGAGAATCGAATAATGGGCAAGGCAGTCAAGCAGGTTGCCCAGGTTGCCGTGGGCGCCGTTATTGGCTTCATCCAGGGTGGCCCGGTAGGCGCCGCCATCGGCGCGGGCCTGGCGTTTTACGTTTCGTCGCAACAAAAAGCGCTGTCGACCGGATCGTCGACGGTCAGCGAGCCATCCTCGCAGACGGTGCGGTCCTCCAAGGCGCCAGTGCGATTCATCCTCGGCCGGGCCAGCACGGGGGGAGTACTGGTCTGGGCGCAGGAGCAGAGTGGCGCTCAATCGACCGGCGAATGGGTTCACCTGGTGTATGTCCTCGCCGAAGGTCCAATCGACGCGCTCGAAGATATCCTGCTGGGCGAAGAGTCCATCAGTTCCTTTGGTGCTGATGCCACCTATGAACTGGTGATCAATCCCACGACCGTCAACGCCTTCTTGAAGGCAAACTGCCCGGATTGGAAGGATAGCCAGATTGGCCGGGGGCTGTCGTTCGTGCGCCTGTCGCTGCGCTACAACGCTGAGAAATTCCCCTCTGGCATCCCTGACACTCGATTCATCGTGCGCGGGCGCAACGACATCTACGATCCGCGCTCGGGCGCCGCAGGCTACACCGTCAACACGGCGCTGCATATTTTGTGGTACCTGCGCATGCGTTGCGGGGTCCCGGATGACGAAATCGTGATGGACACCTTCGCCAGCGCGGCCAACGTGTGCGCCGAAACCGTCACCAATGCCGACGGCAGCACGAGCCCGCGTTATGCCACTTCCTGCGTGATTGGCGCCGATGAAGAGCGCACCCAGGTCCTGCAGAAACTCGAAGCCTCATGCGCCGGTAAGTTGATCCGCGTGGGTGGCCGCTGGATGTTGCAGGCCGGAGCCTATTACGGGCCGTACGACTACGAAATCACCGAAGACATGGTGATCGGCACCATTACCGGCGGCACCGAGCCGACCAATGATGGAGCTATCAACACTGTCCGCGGCACCTTTGTAGACACCACCCAGTCCTGGGCAGACACCGACTATCCCGAGGTGGTGGTAACGGATTGGGTGACCGAGGACGGCGGCGAGGCGGCGGAAACGCTCAGCTTCTCCTATGTTACCGATCCGTACCAGGCGCAGCGCCTGGCAAACATCGAGCTTCGCCGGCGCCGCGCGGGCGGCACGATCAGCATCCCCATGAACTTCCTCGGGTACAACTGCAGGCCGGGCAGGGCGGTGCGGGTTAACCTGCCATCGCTGAATATCCTGGGCGAGTTCATCGTGACCACCTGGTCGATGGGCGCGACAGAGGGTTGCACAGTCGCAGTGGCGCAATACGAACCGGCAATATATGACGATGCAGTTGGCCAGCCGTACAACCCATTGGGGTTTATTGGTCTGCCGTCTGGCGGCTTGGGCAGCCCAACGGGCGTGACATGGACGCAGGACACTAGCGCGGAGGTAGTGCAGGGCGTGGTGTCGTGGGCGCCCCCAACCGGCATCGTGACAGAGTACATCGTTACCGTCCGTCAAGGCGCCGCCGCCGTGCAGGCCCACACCGTGCCTGGAAACACCACTCAGTGCTCGATCAGCGGGCTGCCCTCGGGTAACTACACGATCAGTGTGGCCGCGGTAGGGCCGCTGGCGCGCTCGGGTGAAGCGACCATCACCATCAGCGTGAACGGGCCGCCGATCCCTGAATCCTGCGTGGTTCAGTCGTCGCTCGATTCGATAACCCTGATACCGGCCAATCCACTCCATGGGCTGAATGGAGGCACCTACGAATACCGGTTCAGCACGAACCCGCAGGCGACCGCAGAGACTGCTGATTATCTGGGACAAGGGTTGACGTTTACCCACAATGGACTGGCCTTCGCCACCCAGTATTACTACTTCATTCGTTCGGTGAATGCTTACGGTGCCAGTGCCTATCTGTCGGTGCCGGCGTCAACCTCCAACGACGTCAGCCAGATGCTGCTCGCGCTCGCTGGCAAGGTTGGCAAGACGCAGCTCTCGAAGGAGATCAACGGCAAGATTGAGCTGATCGACAGCCTGCAGGATCAGATAGACGATCTGTCGAACCCGCTGATGTACGTGGCGACCGACGATTATGCAAGTGGCGCAGTGGTTTATCAGGGCGATCGACTCTATCAGGCCATCGCGGCGGTACCGGCGGCCGAGGACGGCAGCAACGCACCGCCCAATGTCACCTACTGGAAAGACGTCGGCCAAATCCTCACCACCGCTAACGGCCTGGCGCTCCAGGTGCAGGAGAACACGGCCGATATCACCGAGCTGGACGGCGTAGTCACGGCCCAGGCCTCAAGCGTGCAAGCGCTGCGCGCGGCCTACCGGGAGGATGGCGGGGAAGGCGACCTCCAGGGGGCGCTGAAGCTATGGGATACCCAAGCGACCTACTCGAAAGAGGTGGTGGTGAGGTCCACCCAAAACCAGGCACTGGTTCAAAGCACTGAAACGTTACAGGCATCCGTCGCAAGCAACGGGACTGCGGTTCAAGCGGTCAGCGCCGCAGTGCAAACCACCAGCCAGGCGGTCGCCGACCTGAGCGGCAAGGCCTCGGCTATGTGGGCTGTGAAGTTGCAGGTCAACAGCAACGGGCAATACGTGGTGGCAGGGATCGGCGCCGGCATCGAGAACGTGGGCGGCACGCTGCAGAGCAACATCATCTTTCAGGCCAACACGATTGCGTTTGCCAGCCCGAATGGGGACGGGACCCTGTCCTACCCGTACATCATCTCGGGTGGGGTGAACTACTTCAACACGGCCTTCTTCCAGGATGCGTCGATCAGCTTCCTGAAGGTTGGGGACAACGTGCAGTCCACTAACTACGTCGCAGGCTCGACGGGCTGGCGTCTCGGCAAGGACGGGTCGTTCGAGATCAACTCCGCTCTTGCAGGAGGTGGGCGGCAAGTGATCAACAACGCCGGGGGCAAGGTCTATGACGCCGGTGGCGTTAAACGCTATCAGTGGGGGGACCTGTCCGTATGAGTTTCGGAGCGAGGATTTGGAATGCCAACGGCGTTCTGGTGATGGATGAGAACTCGTTCACGATGCGGGTCGTCCTGTCCCAATTGGTGAGCATCTCGCAGGCCAGTCAGACCTTCCAGACCTTCTCGGTGCCAGGGCTAACGGCGGCGAACGGGGCGGCAATCGTCGTGCCAGTAGGCGCCTATAGCTCGACTGATACCCAGTACGAGACGGAGGTAATCAACGACGCGGTGCGCGTCTACAACTATATCCGGGGCTTTACCGGAACCTTCAAATCCACCATAGGCACGATGCGCCTTATCGTCATGAGGTTTTCGTAATGGCATTCGGCGTGCAGTTCACCAATGGCAGCAATACGGTAGTGCTCGATTCTGAATATGCCCGGCTCTCCGTGCTGTTCAGTGGTAGGTACACCCCGAATTCTGATTCGGGGCGCGGCACGTCCGTGGCTTTCCCCGCTGCTGTGACGACCCAGGAGCCTCCGCTGGTTTTCATCAAGCCTGATGCAGCCGGCTTGGCCGGTCTCACCCTGTTCAGAATTACTGGTAGCCCAGGGAACTGGACAGGCTTCTATTTCTACGGACAAGGGATTGGGTCCACACCGTCGACGCCTAACGGGGAATATTTCGTGGGGGCGTTTACGGCTACACCCACAGCCGCCTTCGGTATGCGCACATGGGATGCTACAGGCAAATTAATTTTCGACTCT